GATTGGATTAACTTTCTTAGAGTATAAAGTATCTCTTTGAGTTCTTGTTAATCTTCTTTCTGCTTGAATTACTCCTGTAATTCCTCCTCTTACAAGTCCGGCTGGTGCAAACCATGGTGCTGAACTATTATCTGTAAAGGCATATACTCCTGGAATAGCAACTGATGCTGGTACCCATTCGTTTTTACCTGTAGCTGATTGCATTTGCAACCATGGCCAGTATGAAGCTGCATAAGATGAATTTAATAAACCTGCTTGGCCTGTTGTACTACTAACAGTTGAACCGTAATCAACTAAATCAACTACTGCAATACAGTCACCTCTTGTTTCAGCTAATGAAATAATACCATCCAACTGAGTACCGTGATCTGCAAAACTGTATACTAAACCAGGTGCTGAGATTATATTAAATGAATATTCTTCAGTGTTTTCTAATACAGCAATTGTATTAGCATAATCTCCAGCTTCAAGCCCTTGTGTGTTTTGACCTGTTGTTATATTATCAAAAAATAAATTATCTTCAGTAAAGTGGTATAAACTACCTACTGCACTGTGGAAAGACCCTGATGAAGCTACTGGTAAAGAAGCAGAATACGATACATTCTCGTTATCTGTATTAACAGTAAGTCCGTCAGTACCTAAGTAGTCTATAGTTGCTGTATTTACTTGAGAAACTCTTACGTAGTTTGAATTATTTACAAATTCTCCTACTGTTTGAATGTAGTTTTCTGATGGGTTAAGTACTTGGTACTGGTTCCCTATTACTTTTTCTATATAGTTAGGAGAGTTAGGGTCTAAAGAACAGTCATTAAATGTTTCTAGAACTACTTTATTTTTAAAGTTATCGTCTCCTCTTCTTACTGCAACAGTAAAAGTACCTAAATCATTATTTACATTAGAAATTTCCCATCTAAGATTATCTGCAGAACCTGATACTAGAGAGCTATCACTGTTTTGACCTCCAGTGTCTGCTGATCCTGTTGCATTATTGTATATTTCTCCTCTACCTAATGTTTCTAACAAAAATGAATTAGTAGTAGCTGTAGTTGTATCGGTACCGTTTGCTAAACTAAATAACGTAAAATCAGGATCTCCTCCTGCAATTGATCCAGTAATAAAACTAAAAGAATTACCTGGAGTACCTGCGTTTGAGGCAGATAAAGCAATAGCAGTTGCTGGAGCTGAAGTTAAATCAGCATCGAAAGGTAAGGCGATTGAGTTAATTACGCTTCCTAAATTATCGATTGATTCTGCTACAGAAGTACCTACGTCAAAAAAGTATAAGTTTGCACTTGTATCGTTATCTGGTAGGGTAGCTCCATTAGTAATACCTGTAAAATTGTAAGTTACATTATTTAAAGAATCTACAACGTTAAATTCCTGACCGGGTACAGCAGTAACTGCCAAAGTTCCCTGTCCTGATGCGGTTGCATCTCCAGTAGTTGTAGTAGTGTTGTTAATATCTGTAGATATAGCTCTAGTCCAATTGCCTGAGCCTGATACAACTCTAGATACTAGTACTGAGTTACCTCCTTGTTGAAAGTAGTTTTTTACTGCTAATGAAGTTAAGAATTCATAAGAGGAAGATCCAGAAGCAAATGTAGTTCCGAATTTTCTTACATAATCATTGTAAGAAGTAACCAATGTTGGTACTTCTACCGGTCCTTTTACTGTTGGGCCAATGATTGCTGCTCCTGCTGCTACAGGGGCTGGTTGAATAAATGAAATATCATTTTCTCTTGTGAATACACCTGGAGAGATAATTGTTTCTGCCATGTTTAATGAAGTTTATTTAAATGTCTTTTATAAATATCAGCTTATTTTGTAAACCGTACCTACTGATTATAGGTAGTTATCTGTATATAAATAGTAAGGGAAGGTGTAAAACCCTCCCCTGCTTAAAACATTAAAATACTATTAAACTATTCTACTGTAGGTAGTACTTCTTTAGTGTCTTTTGACTCTCTAGGAATAAACTCACCATTTTGTAAATCTATAGAACCTTGTCCATATTTGTCTTCAAGACTCTTTACTAATGTACTTTCAATTTCTTGAGTTTCTATTAAATAATCTTCAACATTACTTTTACGGTTTTTGAGGTCTATTTCAGCTAACCCTAATTGACCTAACTCAGTCTTAACTGCTTGTGTTCTTTTTTGAATTTCTTCAATTTGTGCTAATTCTTCTTTCGATAACTTTTGATTTGCCATTTTAATATATTAATTTAATTATGTATACATTTATAAATATAAGAACTTATTTTTTACTATACAACAAATTATTACTGTTAATTATATAGTTTTTTGCATAAAGTACATTTGAACTAGTATTAACTATATTTTTTAATACTTTATCATTGATATACTTTGTATTTACCCACCAATCCTCATATGGACTGTTTTCGTCCGGGGATATGTTAGCAGCTATAAGAGTATATCCTTTCTCTTTAAGTACTTGTCTTGATTTATTTCTCCATTTAGGATTTTTATCATCGTAAAAATCATGTTCGTACGTAATTACACCAAACTCTATATTATCGAATGGAATTTTTTCTAATACTTTGAAGGTATTACCTGCTGGGTCAATATCCAGTTGCAAGTAATCGATATAGTTATCTAAATTACTGTCTTTTACTAACTTACTGTAATCAAGTTTAGTAGCATCTTCTAAAATACACTTATCATTAGGTCTTTCTTTATGCCATAAATCTACTAAACTCTTATCTAAATCTATAGAAACTCCTTTCCAACCTAACTTAGAAAGTAAAGCAGTATTATTACCGTAAAAAGGCCTACCTGCTCCAACTTCTAAGTATTTTCCATCTTTTTTACCTTCAGTACAGAATAGTACAAATAAATCCTGGTAGCATTGAGAATAGTTTTTCTCTATCTTATCTGAATCTTTAAATTTAAGTTTTAATCTATTGTGATCTTTTTGTAAGTATTCTAGAGGTTCATGCCAAGTTACTTTTTTATCTCTTTTATCTAATAGATTGAAATTAATTAAATTATTATAAAGGACTTCTTCATATATACCGTGTAAATCGTTTCTATAAGATAACTCTATCCACAATTCTTTACTTAACTCTCTTTGACCTACATACCAGCTTGCAAATGCTTTTTGAAATTTAAGAGCAAATTCTCCAGGGTAATCTACATCTGTTCTCAGATCGGGTAAACTAAAATCACATAATTCTAATCCAACACTAGCATAGTAGTAGCATTCTTTCCACTCTCTTTTTGCTTCGTGTAATCTACTCAAAAGAAAATAAGCTTCCGGCCTCTTAGGATGCTGGGTTATAGCAGTAAGTAACTGTTGATGCTCGTACCATTCTCTTCTACCGGTCTTATTAAGCATGTACCATGATTTAAGAAGACATTCGTAAACTAAGTCTCTATCTTCAGATAATTCAGCACATCTTAAATAATAGGATAATGCAGAAGCGTTTTGACCTATTTTTTCATATTCATAACCTAACCCAAAATTATATTCTGGATTAAGAGGTTCTTGAATATACTTATGTAGTTGCTGTTGTAAGTTCTTCATATTCTAAATAATCTAATACTTTATCAGGCATTCTTAATACATAAGCTGCATTGTCTTGATATCCATATGTAATTAATAAATCGTTTCCTTTTTGGGCTAAACCAACACAGAACTCTATTTGAGCATCCATAAATTTAAATGGTTTAGATAATTTTATAGTATTCCAGTTTTCATCCCATATTATAAATCTATGGTAATACTTTGCATCCTTAGTATCTCCTTCATTAATCCAATAATCACATTCATGTAGTATTGCAATTCTATTCCCTTTATAAGGTATGACTTGAGAGCCTCCTCTTTGGCTTCTTATATCTGGAAATTCAAAGTCATTGGTGATTACTGTTTTACAGGGTATCGTTGTAATTTTACCTTCTTGTACTTTTACTTTTGTTTTTTTTGTTGGATCTACTTTAACTATCTCTAAAGGATTTGACCACCTTACAAAATGGTAAGGCATATCTAAAATAGGCATCCAGTTTTTTTCCAAGTATGTATGAGGTTCAACTTCAATTCTTAAACGAGATTTTTCTACACACTTATTCTTAGTATAATGAAGTTCGCATAACTCCATTCTACCTTCTCCATTGTCTTTTATATCTCGCCTTACCCCGCTTATATATAGTTTCTTGTTCCACCTAAAAATACGAGCATCCTCTAATCCTATAAATTCCCATATAGGTTTAATATCATTTTTAGAAGTATCTACTTTTATATACTCTTTAATGTAAAAAGTATCTGGGTCTAGTTTACAGAGGTAGTTTCCTGTTTTAAGAGTTATATCATCTTCAGGGTTAAGGTATGCTAAACATCCCCAACCGCTATAATATTTTTGTTCAAATTCACTATGATATAAGGAGTAATGTACATGTCTTAAATTTAGTAGAATATCTCCGTTACTGTCTATAAAAATAGATGAATTGCATAAACCAGTACCTTCTGTCAAGTCTCCCGGAATTACAGAAGGAGATATACTACCTCCATTCTCTATTGATAATTTAGCTAAATTATTAACCATTGATAACTTTTATTATATAACTAATATACGAATTTATTTTCTAACCTCCAAACCTGCCTTTCATAGCATTATAGTTCTGCGATATCTCATCGGCTGTAAGTCCTCTATTATATGCATGAACAAATACCATATTACCTATCCAATAGGTTCCTGTATAGCCTAATCCTATTCTTATATCATTAGTTGTAGTATTTGTTAAGGTTCCATAAGGAGCAGTACCTTGGGAAGTCAATGATCCGTTTATATACCACTTTACATTAGAAGTATCTCTTGAACAAACTAAATAATTCCAACTACTTCTAGTTGTTGTACTTGAATTTCTACTTACATATGATGATGCATTTCCACCGTTTGAACCGTGGTAATAATTTATACTGTTTCCAGATTCATGAGTCCAAGTTCCGTATCCGCCATATGCTTGATCCCATATTACTCTTCTACCTGAAGTAAATGTATGGTAAGCAAGTACACATACTGTTTGACCTCCTTTAAAACTGAGAGATGTTTCATTTGCAGTAACTGTAAAATAATCATTTGTACCATCAAAAGCAATACTACGAATAGGAGTGCTTGTGTCATCTGTAGAAGGAGCACCAGAAACTGTTGCATTATTTCCATTATCTGTTAAATCATACCAAGTAGACGCTCCTGGAGTCCAAGATCTTGTGCTTGTAGCATCTAGAGCTAATACTAATCCATCTTTTGTTATTTTAGGTCCTCCAGCTGTTGCCATTATATTCCAAATCTATTTTTATGTGCATTATAGTTTAACTGCACTTCTTCTAATTCTAAAACTCTATTATATATTCTTATAATAGAATAATCGCCAATCCAGCATTGGCTACTGTCAAATCCTCCTCCTTCTGAGTCTTGTTCCTGTCCAAAATTTAAAGTACCGCCAGAAGTAAAATTAGTACCGGCCGCCATAGTAGTTGATCTAACTTGTGCTCCGTTGTAGTATAGTTTAGTAAGTCCTGATGAGCTTAGTCTAGTATATGTAACTTGAGTCCAAGCATCTTCTGTAAGGGCTTGATAGGATGAATGACTTCCTACAGGTCCAAATATATTCATTTTTTGAGAACTGGAACCTGCATAAAAAAGTAAGGACTCGTTAGAATCCCCAGATACAGCATAACTTATTAAAGACTGGTTTTGAGTTGCATCTGCAGTTCTACACCATATTTCTATTGAAACAGCAGTAGTTGGAAATGAAAAACTGCTTACTTGTAGGTACTTAGTTATTTGGTTATCGGTCATGGTAATAAATCCATACCCGTCGTTTATTTGTTCATCGCTATATGTTGGTGAGCCATAAACTGTTAGATTAGCAGTTCCTACTAAATCGTAAATAGTTGTACCAGAAGTATAACTTCTATTTGAAGCTAGATTCCAGCTATTTATTAATCCTTTTCTTACTATATCCGGCCCTGTATACATTACGCTAATTCATCTTGTATTACCCATTCTTCTCCAGAAAGCAATTCTAAAATATCTGAATGATTATACTCTACGTACTGGGTATCGTAGATTGAAGGTCTTCCATATACTCCTGCTTCTATCGACGAAGTTAAAAACGAACCTGGGTTATCAACATCTTCATAGTATTCTTCATATGATGCTGTTATCTCATTTACTTCGTATTTAACAAAGGTCTGTGTACCGTCTATAGATAGACGTAAAGTATCTATTGATGATTCTAATACTTGATTAAAATCAATCGAGCTTGTTAGGCTTGTTGGTATGACCAACCATCTTCTGTTTTCAAACATAATTTACTATTTTTATGGTTCTGCAGAATCTCTTACAAATCTAGATTTTAACGCATTATAGTTTTGAGTAGATTCATCGCTAGTTAAGTTTCTATTATACATGTAAATTGCTGCTATGTTACCTGTTCCAAACGTATAGCTACCATATTGATTAAAATGATTAGCAGTAACAGAAGACATATTAACATTTTTAAATTCAACCATATTAAACTGCCCGTTTCTTAAATTATCGTAAATATTTGATTTTTCTACAGTATTCTGATAATAATCGGGTGTTCCAAAATTAGAGTGATATTCTTTATTACCGGATCTAAATGCACCTAAATAGTAACTACCGCTTTGTCCTTGCCAAAATAATGCCTGTATATCGTTTGATTTAATCCAAAATACTAGAGTGCAGTTTGTATTAGATGTAATTGTACCTGAGTAGGAAGCTCCTCCGTCTGCTAATGAAAAATTGGGTGCAGCCCCAGATTGGTCATAAGTTATTCCACTTCCATCTAATGTAAAATCGAAATTATTTCCACTCAAATCATACCATGTAGTTCCACTACCGGGATAGGATCTTGATGATGCTGCATCTAATAACAATACTAATCCATCTCTAACAATATTTGGTCCTCTGTGAAATCCCATTTTACTTCTTTTTATATAAATAGCGTTTATACATTTAAATTATAGAGTAAGCCCAGCTTTCATCTATATAGGTTTTATGCGGTGTTCCTATTACTTCTTCTACTGCCTTAATTACTCCGGGCCATTCTTTTTGGTAATCATGTCCTCCTATGAGATGATTTGTTTTAGGAAGATATAGCTCTAAGTCTTTTCTTACATCTTTATATTCATGAGAACCATCTATATAAATGAAATCAAAATAACCATCTTCAAATTTATCAACTATATTATAGCTATAATCTTGATGTAAGATTATATTATCAAAATATCTTGTATTTAATTTGAATTCTTTTTGTATTTCTTGCCAGCTATCATTAAATATGTCATTTGCTTCTTCATTTCCTTGATGAGGATCTATACAATGTATTTCATCAAATATACCAGATGAAGCAAACATTAAAGTAGATTCTCCTTTATAAGAACCAATTTCCAACATTTTCAAATTAGTTTTATTACTGAGGGTATTAAGAACATCAATTATAAGTAAATTAAGCCCTATATAATACCGGTTACCTGAGGTCATTAGGTTCCACTTTTCAGGTGGGTTAAATCTTAGGGAATTTTTCATTGTAAAAACCTTTAAAATGTGGATATGGGTAATTAGTGTTATTATGAAAATCTCCTATTGGATGAGTTGAGTATACACAAGCATATAATCCTCTTATATTATTAGATATATTTAAATTAGATCCATGTAAAGTATTTCCTTCTATAGCTACTACATCTCCTGCTTTTGCAACTAACTCTTCATATTCACCTGTTTGATTATTTCTACAAATAAGAGGTCCAGTTTCAGATGGCATATCATCTAATATCCAAGATATATTTACTGTTTTATATTTTCCTTCAGAAGCAGCGTCTGGGTCAGGGCCGTATTGATTATCGTAATGTGCTTCAAAAGCAAAGCCTTCTCCCGGTAGTTTAACTACTACTTGATCATTAAATAAGTATGGTTGTTCAGTTTCTAATAGTAAAGAAGATAGTTCATACATTAGAGGACTAGTATAGGAATCGTATAGCCTCTTATCTAGCTTACTTGCCATTTCGTACCCTGACCAAAACACACCAGTCCCCCATTCTCTTAACTGCCCTACAGATGAAGCATACTTATACTTCATCTCTACAGCAAGGTCTCTTGTATATTTTAAAAGATCTTTATCTAATACAGAACGTAGATGAATAAACCCTTTTGATTTAAACGTTTCTAACATATATTTTATTTATTAAATCTACCTGTCCTTCACCGTATTTAGAAAACATATCTTGTTTAAATAAGTTTTCTTTTGTATTTAATTCTACTATATTAGTATATACTTCTTCCAATCTTCTCTCATTTTCCAATTCTGAAAGCTTAATTTCTCCTAATTGAATTAAGTATTCTATTCTCTTGTTATGTAGTGAAGAACCTATATTTAGTTCCTCATCGGTTAATTCTCTGTTATTTGATATCATTTATAATTTTGTATTTAGTAAATTTTTTAAGTTAGAACTATCTAATGTAGCTACTAAGTTTATATCATTTTCTTGAGATCTGTGAGCATATACTTTATATTCACTTTTATCACTGATATATAAGTACATCTCTTGTAAAGTTAGTAAATTAAGTAAATTATGTTGAATTTTGAAATCTAGTTCATAATGACTTACAACTTGTTTTATACTTTTATTTACTAATTTAATATCTTTATTTTGTTCTAAGTATTTTAGTTTATTCTTATATTTATTTCTTATGGTTTCTTCGTATATTAAGATAACAATTTTGTCGTAACTTAAGGTTAACTTATTATAATCTATATTAGAATCAAAATTGCTAAAAAGTATTTTTTTAGCAGTTTTAGAATACTTTATTTTTTCTAAGTAATGTTCAGATAGACCTACTGGTTCTCCTTTATCATCTAAGTGTTTACATACTATAGACGGAACTATACTAATCTTTTTTCCTAATAGTCTTACTCTATGGCATATTTTAGAATCTGGAGGAGCATCAGTATCAAAGTAGTCTCTATTTTCAGTCAAAGGTAAAACTTCTTCTATGTCCTTAACTGAGATAAGCATACATCCGTTTCCTACAAAGCCTATATCAGTATAATCTATGATTGTAAGATCATCTATAGATGTTTCTATCCACTTATCTTTTCTTATACTTGCTACTATGCGTCTTTTTGTTTCGTATTTTTCTGTAACTACTGTTGGTCCTAACCATTCTTTATTAAAGTAAATTCCGCTTGCTATCCCGCAATTTTCTATTTTATTATAAGCATTGTATAAATCTTGTAAAGCAAAATAAGGGGGAATAGTATCGTCATCTACAAAATGAATAAAACCTCCTTCTTTAACTGATTGTAATCCTATATTAATATTTTGTAATGCAGAATCATGTTTAACAAGCATGTCTTTTTTGCGAGTATATTGTTCCCATTCTTCCCAGTTTAAATCAGGATGACACCTTCTATTACCTTCTATAAAAGATATTTTATCATATTTGTCAGATAGTTTTAATTCTTTAATTTTATTTTTAAGCTGTTTTGTAAAATTATTACCACATCCTATAACTAAGTTTAAATTAAGCTGATTTATTTGATTAGGTTTATTTAAATTACAGAAATAGTCTAGGAGTTTATCTATAGAAAACTCTCTACCTATAATAATAGATACAATAGTACAACTAATTTTATTTTTCATTAAAACCTATTTCTAGTACAGGTAATATACGAACTTATTTACTAAAATCCAAATTACTGTACTCCTATTACTTTATCAACATTTGCCGTAGCTACACCTGTTACTTTTCCTATATTAGCAGATACTACACCTGCTACAGTATTCCCATACCCCGTTACTGCAGTATACTCTATTCTTGGATAGTAATTTACATCATATAAATAAAATGTAGACTGTCCTAAAGTTATTCCTGTTGGAGCTACGTTATCATAATCGTTATTTTTATCAACAACTGATATATTAAAGTCACTATTCCCTACAGCATCTGACATTGCTGTTGAATTAAGAGTCACAGATTTAAGATCACCTAATCCACCTGATGAATTTAAAGTAAAAGCACTAGAATATGGTGTGCTAAGGTCTACATCATAATCATCATTTGCAGGAGCAGTTGACCATGTATTTGAATTTTTTACTACAATTATATTAGACATAATTGATGCGGTGGTGCCTTTGTATAACCCTAAAGTCATAGAGGTAATAGTCCCAGAAACTCCTGAAAAGTCGAATCCGAATGCTGGTCTTTGAATAACCCAGTAGTTTCCTCTACCACCTGTTATTTTATAAGCTCTAGCGGCTGTCGTCTGTGGTATTAAGGAGCTTGGGCCTGTTGCAGTTGCAGCATTTCTGGTATCAGCCCAGGTATATCCTGTAGAATCAAGCTGATTTACTAGAGTGGCAACATCGCTTTGCCTAGATGTAGGAATTGTTGGCATAACTTTACTGTCTTATATACATTGGCATGTAATATACATTTGTATTGTGGTAATTATTAGTAGGGATTGTAATTTTATGGTCGCTCATCTTAATAATTTCATACTCTATTTTTCTTGCTTTTCTTATATCAGGGTCTGGTAGTCTATCCTCCATGGGGTTCCACCAAGTCATTCTACCTCCTTCTTTAAGCATTTTAGTAATATACTCTTTTAACTTATATAAATTATTATCATTATAAGTATCTATGAAAATAGCATCAAATTGTTGTAGTCCTGATTTGCCAAATTCTTTTTGAAATTCAGTATACCAGTCTTTACCTCCCAATATAGTTACTCTTTTATGAGCTGTTGCTTTGGAACTACTATAATACTTATTTCTTTGGGTAGCATATCCTTCTGCTCGTTCTACTATATTTGGATGTAATTCCATTATTGTATGTTGGTCTGGTTGGTATGCTTGAATAAATGATGCTGCTATACCCATGCCGTAACCTATCTCTAATACGCTTTCTGCTTTTCCTCCGTTAGTAACCCATTCAGCCGATCTTTTCATGATTGGCCTTTCCCAATTCATCATTACCTGATAAGTTTCTCCATCTTTAGAAAAAACTATTTTATCCTTTTCAAAACTAAGAGTTCTCTCTTTAAATCCTGAGTCGTATTCGAAATCTTTTTTTGTAGCCATTTTTTATTTTTATGCTATTTCTACCCAAGCTCCATCTGGGTTAAAGTATATTAATTCAAGAGCATCGTCTATTAAATGTCCTACTACTCTTACAATATCTCCTGTTCCTGAAGGAGCAGTTAAAGTAATATCTCCTGCAGTTGTTGACATATAAAGAGGAGATCCTATAGTTCCGCCTGTAAGATTAAACCGAGAAGCAAATCTAGCAAATCCTCTCACAAGCATACCTACTTCGTAAGAATTTCCAGTATCTGCAGCTATCGCAAGCATATTCGTTCCTGTTGATACTGCATCTGCATCAGCTAATGCCCAGCCGGAATTCCCTGAGGTAGGTTCTGTTAAGTAGTATAGGTATCCTTTAGTTACTGAGGTATTTCCTGTGTATATTAATTCACCTGAGGTTTTATCAGTACCAGTTAAAGCACTTTGGTTACATGAACCGTAAAATCCTAAATTATTAACAAAGGTTGTATTTGAACCTAGTGCAATAATTCCTGAACCTATAATAAATGCATTAGACTTGGTTTGTGTACTATTACTAACACCCCCAAGTATACCGCTGCATTGACCTGAGATTGTGTTGGCACAACCGCCACCTATAAAACTACATCCACCTGATACAGTGTTGCTACATCCTCCCACTATTGTTGCGACCGTACTATTAGTAGCATTAGCTCTTCCTCCTCCAATAAAGGCTTGTGCTCCGGATGCGGAATTGCTTATACCACCTACTACTGTTCCTGCACAGGTAGTAGCGCCAATTGTGTTACCGCATCCACCTCCTATAAAGCTAGTAACAGAATTACAGTTTATTGTGTTACCGCATCCACCTCCAAGGAAACTACAATCTGAGATACATTGTATTGTATTGTTGCAACCTCCAACTATAGAAGCCCTAGAAGTGTCGAAACTAAAACCATTTGCATGTATTGTGTTACCGGACCCTCCTACGATCAAGCTATCAGTATTATAAGCATCTATTGTATTAGTTCTACCACCACCTATAAACCCATAAGCTGATGCATTAGAGTTACTTAACCCACCTACGATTACCCCCATTGTTCCTGTAGAAAGTCCTACTTCGTTCAGGCAACCACCTCCAATGAATCCGCTATTACTTGTAATAGAGTTTTTAGCACCACCTCCTATAAACGAATAGTCGGCTGAGGATGAGTTTAAACATCCTGCTACGATTGCTGTATTGTCTGCAGCAGTTATGATATTTCGTGCTCCTGCTCCGATAAAACTTCCTGAAGAGTTAACGTTGCTGCCGCCTGTTCCTTCACTAGTAATCAAATTAAAGTCACCGGCTAATATACCAGAGGTTCCTCCTGAATTACTATTACCTTTTCCTGCTCCAATTATATTGTATCTTCCCGGTTGAGGGCTTGCCTGTGGTCCGTTTACTGTATTACCGCATCCTCCAACAATTGCATTCATTGTAGAGCAGAATCCAGCATTATTACTACATCCTCCACCAATAAATACACCAGTGTTACTATGACAAATATGGTTTCCGCTTCCTCCTACTATTGAACCTAAACATCCTTCTATACAGTTATCACAGCCACCTGCTATTGTAGAATAATCGTCTTTAATACAGTGTGAAGAACCTCCTAATATAGAGGACGCTACTGATGGAGAAAAGCATTCCATACTGCTATTTTCACCTATAATAATATTATTGTCTATAATAGTAGTAGCAGATGATGAAACTGATAAAATAGGTATACCTGATATATCTGAAACGGTGAATAAAGTACCTGTTAAATCATCTGTTACTGAGAACAATTGACCTTGGGATCCTTGTACATCTACTACAGTTGAACCTGAACCTGATATCATTAAAGTACCTCCATCGAAAGTTAAATTTCCTTCTCCTGTTACTGTTCCATCACCGTCAGCGGTTATTACTCTATTATTTACATCTCCTGTTATACCTAAAGCTCCGGTAGTACCTTGGGTACCGGTAGTACCTTGAGTACCATTAGTACCTTGGGTACCGGTAGTACCTTGAGTACCAGTTATACCTTGAGTACCAGTTATACCTTGAGGACCTGTTGTTCCTTGGGTTCCATTAGTACCTTGAGTACCGGTTGTTCCTTGGGTTCCATTAGTACCTTGAGTACCAGTTATCCCTTGAGTACCGGTTGTTCCTTGACTTCCAGTACCTCCTTGAGGTCCAGTTGTTCCTTGGGTTCCATTAGTACCTTGCGTACCATTAGTTCCTTGGGTTCCGGTTACACCTTGAGTTCCGGTTACACCTTGACTTCCAGTTGTACCTTGACTTCCTGTTCCTCCTTGAGGACCTGTTGAACCTTGGGTACCGTTTGTACCTTGCGTACCGGTAATACCTTGCGTACCGGTAATACCTTGGGAACCGGTTGTTCCTTGTGAACCTGTTGTACCTTGCGGTCCGTCGTCTCCTGTAGTTCCTTGAGTACCATTAGTACCTTGTGTACCATTTGTACCTTGGGTACCATTAGTACCTTGAGTACCGTTTGTACCTTGACTTCCTGTTGCTCCTTGAGGACCTGTAGTTCCTTGAGTACCATTAGTTCCTTGAGTTCCGTTAGTACCTTGAGTACCATTTGTACCTTGGGTACCATTAGTACCTTGACTTCCAGTACCTCCTTGAGGTCCAGTTGAACCTTGAGAACCTGTATCCCCTTTATCACCTGTTCTAGCAAAGGTAACTATTATTTCTTCACCATTAGAAAATGGGCTTGATGCACTTGAATCTATTGCAGAAACAGTTATATCAAAATAACCTGAATTTTCTACTAATGAAGATATTGTAAATATTATGAATTGACTAGCATCAAATTTATTAGATATTTTAACATGACCTTTTATTGTTGAAGTAGAATCATCAATCGTTCTCATGAAAGATTGAATATCCGTACCTTCACTATCTTGATCATCTATATAAATTCCAGTTGCTCCATTTTGAGTAGGATTATCTAACCGTAAGTCACCCGAACCTGGATCTGAATTAGTTACTGATGTATCAAAATTGTATGAAAAAGAAGCTCCTCCAAAGTTACCATCATTTCCAGTTGTTCCTTGGGCACCGGTTTCTCCAGTAGTTCCTTGAGTGCCTGGTGCACCTGTTGTACCTTGTAACCCTGTTGTACCTTGAGTACCATTTGTTCCTTGAGGGCCTGTTGTTCCTTGAGTACCGTTTGTACCTTGAGTACCAGTTATACCTTGAGACCCGGTTGCACCTTGACTTCCTGTTCCTCCTTGAGACCCGGTTGCACCTTGGCTACCTGTTCCTCCTTGAGGACCAGTAGTTCCTTGAGTACCGTTTGTACCTTGAGTACCATTAGTTCCTTGAGTACCAGTTATACCTTGAGTACCAGTTGTCCCTTGACTTCCGGTACCTCCTTGACTTCCTGTTCCTCCTTGAGGACCTGTTGAGCCTTGAGTTCCGTTAGTACCTTGAGTTCCTGTTATACCTTGAGTTCCGGTTACACCTTGGCTACCTGTTGTTCCTTGACTTCCAGTGCCTCCTTGAGGTCCTGTTATTCCTTGTGTACCATTTGTACCTTGAGTTCCTGTTATACCTTGCGTACCAGTAGTACCTTGGGATCCTGTCGTTCCTTGACTCCCAGTACCTCCTTGCGGACCTGTTGTACCTTGGGTACCGTTAGTACCTTGACTTCCAGTACCTCCTTGCGGACCTGTTGCCCCTTGGGTACCTGTAGCTCCTTGAAGAGATAAATCTGTTCTAGTTACTACCTTACCGTCTGAGTCAGCTAATAATATTTTAGTTTCGCTTGAACCGGCTGGTACATTTGGTAATTTTACGTCTGACCCTGAGGCTATTATGGCTTCTGCTCCAAAGGTACCCATATTAACTGTATCATCAGAGAATACTTTTAAAATAGGAATACCTGAAATATCGTTTACTGCAAATAAGGAACCAGAGAGTGAATCGGTCACTGAGAATAGCTGACCTTGTGATCCTTGTATATCTAGTATAGTAGAACCTGATCCATTGACGATCAGGCCTTTTTTAATTTTAAATTCGTTGGCCATAATTTTATCCTTTTTTCATTTTCCAAAAGGGTCTATTATAAATATGTACTTATAAACTAAATCGTTCTTTTAGAGCGTTATAGTTTTGGAGAACTTCAGTATCTGTTAATTTTCTATTATAACAGAGTATTAATGCTAATTTACCTGTGAATCTTCTACTCAAGAAAGAAGTAGATATTTCATACCTAAATGAAGTACCAAACCCAGAGTTATTACTTCTATAAGTTCTAACAAAATTCATTTTTACACTCATATCATAGTTTCCACCAGCTAAAGCATCTGCTTGTCCATTGATAAAGACATCAGATACTGAGTTGTATTGCCAGTCATTAGCGTCTATATTTGCTGTAGTTCTTAAAGAATTTCCTTCAAATCTTAAAGAATCATCTTGGTCATTATGTTTTCCAAATAACATATGGAGGCCTGAACTTTTATCTGTTTCACATACAAAAAATAAATCCCTGTATTCTTGGGTCATATCTACACTATGAAGTTCATCATTTGTGCCATCAAATTCAAAATATCCACTTGAATTCCATGTTGGCATATTAACAGCTTCAGCATGAGCTTCTTGTCCAGATAAATCATGCCAAGTAGTTCCAGAACCAGGATATGACTTATGATTTGCCGCATCTAGATTTAATACTAATCCGTCTGTTACTATATTTGCTCCTCCTGTTGTTGCCATTATAGATTATTTATAAATTCTTGACATTCATCATATGTCATAAAATACGCTACAACATATTCATTTTCACCTAATACTTCAAATGGAGGTATATCTGTTCTAGTCGAATCATTTTCTCTTATAGTCATTAATAGCCGTGTTTGAGTTTTGTGTGATTGTATAATTTAGATACTTCTTCAGCTGTAATCATTTTATCGTAAATTTGAAGCCAAGTAACTCCGTTTATATTTTCACTAGAATCGTTTGGGTAGTTATTCCAGAAGTGGAGGTTTCCTTGAGTGTATTCATAATTACCAATACCATTTGGAGCACTATTACCTTGGCTTCGGTATTCTCCGTTAATATAAAAGATAGGTTGTGCATTATTTAAAGTTACATCGTATGTAAATACAAAAAAGTTTTTTCTAGGAAAGTTAGTTCTATTTTCTGACCCTCCTAGTAATGCAGTAGATGTTCCCGAAGTAATACCTGTCCATCCTCCGCTATTGTACCTGTGGTAGTAAAATCCGTAATTACCGTAATCATTATTACCCAATCCATCCCCTACTGTTCCTCCTCCTCCTTCTCTATAATCTTGAAAAGCATACAAAACTATTGTAGCAGAATTTGTAGATCCACTATTCCATTTATTTACCGGGTGCCATGCATATCCTGTATTGTATGCGTTTATTTCTACCCAGCAGGCTAAAGATAATTTTTGGGTATTATTAGCATCAGTTGCGTTTAAATCCGGAACTGAAAAAGAAGAGTTATTTACTCTTGTCTTACTTCTATTTTTCCCAATTATATTTAGAGCATTGTGGCTATCCGATCTATACTTTGGGTTGTATCTATCGGTTGCTATAATAATTGAGTCACTATCTACTATGTTAGGTCCTGTAAACATATTTTATAATCCAAATCTTGATTTTTGTGCGTTATAATTTTGGGCGACTTCTTCGGCTGATAATTCTCTATTATATAACTTGGTTGAGGCTATGTTACCATATGTTCTATAATATCCAAATCCTGAAGCTACATTGAAATCCTTGTCTTGAATAGTCTGTATTCCACCTGTAAAAGTACCAGTAGTGTAATATTCACCGTTTGTATAGGTTTTTAAGGTTTCTCCTGCAAAAGTAAAACATAAAATTAGCCAAGTGTATTGGTACGTGTTTGCAAATGTTGTAGAGTGGAAATCAGTAGTCACACGGGTATCTGATGCATTATATCCATCTAAAAAATACCTAGGACTAGTATTTTTAATACTTAAACCTTCACCAGAACCTCCAAATCCCATATGCCCTTGAAGATTATTAGAAGGAAAACCAGAATCTTTTTTAATAATCAACTCACCGCTAATAGCTGTATCTGCTATTCCTAGTTCAGCACCATTTTTGTCAATCTCTACTTTATCATTAGTTTGATCAAAGAAAAAGCTACCTATTCCATCGGTGCTAAAAGTTGGACCATTAGTCAAAGTACCATTATTGCCATTCCCAGACAAATCATACCAAGTAGTTCCAGACCCAGGATACGACTTATGATTTGCCGCATCTAAGGCAAGCACTAATCCGTCTGTTGCTATGCTAGGTCCTCTTGAAAACGCCATTTTTTATATTATAATCCTCTAACCAGGGTTTTAACCGTCCAGTTATCAGAAGTTGTTGTTGCTCTTAATCTTAAATCAGCACCTGAAATATCAACTGATAGAGTTACGTCAGAAGTATCTCCTAAATCATTTGTAGATGTTTCTGTAAACTCTACATTAGTACCGTCGTGTGTTGCATAGACCGTTCCAGCTCTTAAATTTGTTCCATTTTTGATTACAAAATCAAAGAAAGCTCCATCGTAACTTGCATGAGTTATTGTAGCTACTGTTTCAGTTCCTGTATCTACGTCTGTATTTGCCTGATATGTTAGAATACTATCATCTATAGTTACATCACCGGTAATATCTAAAACTGAACCGTTAAAGGTCAAATTAGCTTCTCCGTTAAATGGTGTAGCTCCTCCTGTAGCGGTTACTACGAAGTTATTTGTATTATTAGAAATAGAAGTAGTAGCATTAGTACCTTGCGGTCCAGTAGTTCCTTGACTACCTGTTGTGCCTTGACTTCCTGTAGTTCCTTGGGAACCTGTTGTTCCTTGTGGACCAGTACTACCTTGAGAACCAGTGGATCCTTGAGAACCTGTTGTGCCTTGACTTCCAGTACCTCCTTGAGGTCCGGTAGAGCCTTGACTACCTGTTATACCTTGACTTCCTGTAATTCCTTGTGCTCCAGTTATTCCTTGAGTCCCTGTTGTACCTTGGCTACCAGTTGTTCCTTGAGTCCCTGTAATTCCTTGTGCACCTGTTGTGCCTTGAGAACCTGTCTCCCCAGTAGTCCCTTGTGCACCTGTTGTGCCTTGACTTCCTGTTGTACCCTGGGTGCCAGTTGTTCCTTGAGATCCGGTAGCACCTTGAGACCCAGTTATTCCTTGTGAACCAATAGCACCTTGTGAACCTGTTGATCCTTGGCTACCGGTAGTACCTTGAGATCCGGTTGTTCCTTGGCTACCAGTAGTACCTTGACTTCCTGTATCCCCTTTGTCACCGGTTCTAGCAAAAGTGACTATAATTTCTTCGTCATTACTAAAAGGACTGGTGGCACTTGAGTCTATAGCAGAAACTGTAATATCAAAATAACCTGTATTTTCTGTTAAAGAAGAAATAGTAAATATTATAAACTGACCTGGGTCTAGTTTGTTAGATACTTTAACATGTCCTTTAATCGTAGATGTAGAATCATCTATAGTACGCATAAAAGACTGTATATCACTGCTTTCGTTATCCTGATCGTCTATATAAATTCCAGTAGCAGAATTTTGAGTAGTGTTATCTAATCTTAAGTTTCCTGCTCCAGGGTCTGCATTACTTGTTGCTGTTTTAAAGTTATAAGAAAAAGAAGCTCCTCCAAAGTTACCTTCGGCTCCTTGAGCTCCAGTTGTACCTTGTGAACCTGTTGTACCTTGTGCACCAGTTTCTCCAGTAGTTCCTTGGGTACCTGTTGTACCTTGGCTACCTGTTATTCCTTGAGAACCTGTAGTTCCTTGACTACCTGTTGTTCCTTGAGAACCTGTTATTCCTTGAGCTCCTTCTGTCCCTTGCGAACCAGTTGAACCTTGAGCGCCTGTTGTTCCTTGAGATCCAGTTGCCCCTTGAGGTCCAGTATCTCCTGTAGTTCCTTGTGTGCCGGTAGCTCCTTGTGGACCTGTTGTACCTTGACTTCCTGTAGTTCCTTGAGATCCGGTTGCACCTTGAGATCCGGTTGTTCCTTGAAGAGATAGATCTGTTCTAGTAACTAAATTACCAGAAGCATCTGTTAATAGTATTTTATTTTCTGAAGTACCTGTTGGTACTGAAGTTAATTTTGCTGAAGAACCTGTTATAGAAGTTGTTACAGTTAAAGAACCTGTAATTTGTGCCTGGTCGTTATTTTCATCTAAAGTAACGATTGATGAAGTAACTGAGTAGGTTGTAGAACCTACCCATATTTTTCCTTCTGGTAGGTTTGGTATATCGTTTGATCTACCTGCTCCATACACATATCCTGAACCATTAGACCCATCTACCTTATTTACTATACCTAGGTTTTGAATTAAATTACCGCTTCCTTGCGGTTTAACGTTAGTATAGCCTCCACTTTCTCCTACATATATTATATCGCCTTCTCCAAAAGCAGACGTATCTACACCATTTATATAACCAGTAATTAGTGCTAAACCTTCAGCATCATCAGCCAGAGTTTCATTTAGTACATAAGTTGCAGGCATTGTGGAGGCAACGGAAGCTGAAGCTGCTATAATTTCAGAAGCATTTCCTGCTGTACCTGTAGCATGTACTGGTGTTCCTTTTTGAAGTGTACCACCTGATACGTTTTTTACATTTGCAAATACTGTTGATCTTGCAAAGCTTAAATTACCTGCACCATCCGTAAGTAGAAAATCACCATTATCCCCGTCTGTGGTAGGGTATATTAATCCGCTTGCAGTAAGTGCGGATGTTACATTCAATGAGTTTAACGTAGCGTCTGAACCGCTAGTTATTAGTTTTTTCCAATTTGGCATATCATTTTATATTACGGTTGGTAACTAGAAATACTCTAGCCCACTTCCCTTTCGGGCCAATAATAAACGTATATAATACGAAATATAATTATAAATAGCAAAAAGTCCCGAAGGACTTTCTGTTTATTTAAGAGTTTTTATATGCTGTCCAATTTTGCGAAAAATTGTATAAAACATTTCGAATTCTTCTCCTTTATAAGTAGCTGTTCTTAATTTAGCTAATATAAATTCTGATTCTTCTTTAGTTAATCCTTCTGCCTTTTTAGGCTTCGGACTTACTTTATCAATTAATCCCATAAAAAACACTATAACTTATTGTTATTAAATTCTATACGTAAATAAATATCTCTCCACCCAACACTCTGATGTTTCCTAGGTGATCTGCTTGTGCTGTTGCTGCATTTGCTGCCGATCCTGAAAAAGCACCTACTAGGTGGTAGTTAGGAGTTTGGTCTCCAGTCGCATTTGATGCCATGTTATTTACAACAGCAGCTCGTCCGTCATTACCGTTGTGACTAGCATCCCATATTAATGCAGCTCCTGATTGTGCAACTCCATTAGAACCTCCAAATACAATACCTGAATCTCCAATAGTAGAAGAACCAGAGTTAAGAAGAATGTAACGATCTTCAATATCTAAATTAGTTACATTAGCGTTTATAGTATCTCCCTGTACGGTTAAGTTACCAGAAAGAGTTAAGTTTGTAAACTGAGGAGAAGCTCCTGTTCCTAAACCTACTAATGTACCAGATAGAGTATCGCCAGTTAGTGTTAAATCAATACCGGTCTGACCAGAAGTATCTGAAACGGCAAAGTTAGTGTCATCAGAAATATCGATTTGACCTAAGGTGATTTCTTGACCAGATAGTGATAAATAATTATGAGATGATGTATCTAAAGTAACATCAGTTGAATTATCAGTGCCTGCTGCATCCACTCCTAAAGTAGTTCTTGCTGCTGCAGCATCTGCATCGTCTATCAAACTGGCACCAAAAGATGAGATAGTTGTGCTAGCAGGTAAACTAAATGTAGCTAAATCTGCATCTAAAGACATCGATACTACGTTAGTACCTGTAAAGATTGTTGCTGCTGAAATAGAACCACCTAAAGAAATATCATTTCCTGCAATAGTAATTCCATCATTTGCTAATGAAGTGTTAGGAATTGAAGATAAATCAAAAGTGATGGTGTCTGTACCTGATGTTCCGACGATTGTCAAACCAGCTCCTGCTGATCCAGTCACAAAACTTAATGTATCTGTTGTACTATCTGCAATTAATGGTACTCCATTTACAGAAGCTGTAACAAATGCGTTAAATGCTGTTGCTGAAGTTAAATATCCAGCGTCGTTATTAAGTTGTGATATCGCTGATCCGGATACCAGTAGTTTTTTCCAAGTTGCCATGTTTGTTGATTACTTTATAAATTTATAAATTCTTTCGTATATGTTAATAAATATGTTTAATTTAAGAAAAACCTAAATAAAATTCGTTGCTTGAACTGTAGAACATTCCTCCTTGAGTTGCAGTAGGAGTTGAAGATTGAGATACTAATTGTAATGTACCTGCTGTGTTGACTTTTACTTTCTCTTCACCTGCTACTGATATACTAAATACGTTATCTGCTCCGTTTAAATCTACAGTTAAAGAACCCGTAGTTGAAAAAGAACCAGACACACTTAAAGAGCCGGTTAAAAATTCTCCTGCATCTGGTAATTCATTTCGTATTTGCTCCCAAAATATCTGTGCCATTATACTTCAAATTTACCTACAGCTGTTATTTCCATCTGATCTGTTATAGTATAGTCTAATCCAGTTCCAAAATCTATCACTACATTACTGCCAACTTGTGAAATCGACGTAATAGCTGATGGTTCAACTACAAGTCCATTAATAAATACTTGGAAATCATCTACTTGTAAGGCTGGGAAGTTGGGTGGTGGTGTAGCTATAGTAACATTTTCAAATGTAATACTATTGTCTCCGGTATTTACACTAAAGCTCTGGTTATTTGTATCTATAATAGTAGATAATGCAAGATAAGTTCTTTCTTCATCAGTCATTCCGCTAGATTGTATCGTAGTCTGTATTTTCCCAGTGATGGAATCGTAAAATCTACCTGCTGAGGAAGCTTTTGCTGGTGTTCCTGCTTTTCTTGTAAATATTTCTTCTGTTCCTGCAACTTCTAAGCCAAATTTGACAGCAGATTTACTGTAAAACTTATTCATATTAGCTATAGAGGTGTTAATACTATCGGGAACTATATGTCCCATCATATTTATACTAAAATTAGTCTTAACTGTACGATCTTGACCTTGATTTACCTCAGTTGTAGTAGTATAACTGTCTATCATTGCTCTGAAGTTAAATTTTTCTGGGTCTCCCCAGTAAGCATCTGATGCAAAGTTAATAGATTCTACTATTTTATTCATCTGTTCTACATATTCTGTAAATATAATGCAAGAATAGGTAATATTAACATAATCAGGTATGATAACCCCGTATAACTCTTTTACTTCGTCTCTATTATTTAAAGTAGAGAATCTATCGTACACATTCTTCTTAGAGTAACGTTTTTGAAAGATAGCAAAGTTATTTGGATTGTTAGCATCCATTTTATTACCTAAAGACCTGTTTTTTTCAATAGAATCTCTTTTAAACATAATGAGAGGTGTCTGTATCTTACCGTTTTTATCACGGTAGAATCCATCTGCCTGTACTGCTTTCCATCTTTCTGGAGATCCGTATAAGACTGGTACATTTATTCGCTTGCCGTTCTGTAAGACTGATGGTTTAATTACGTTGTTAAAGTAATATATGATTGTTTCATCTATATCTCTAAGACCGATACTAAATTGCTTAACATCATCGTTTTTAACCGAGCGTTGATACCCTCTATTTTTACGAATTACATCAGGAGTAGGTTGCTTTTGAGCATTATTATATGTATCAATAGCAGCTTGTGATAATTGTGACTGTCTTTTAGGTAGTATTTTAGTTTTCTTAGCCATTTATTAACGTGCTCTTGTTATTCCTACTTTATCTGTTCTTGTTAAGTGACAATCTACTATAATAGATACGGAAGAACCGAATCTATGACCGTAATCAGTTAGATTGTAGCTACTGTCTCTACCTACAAATAATTGGTTCTCTCTAACTGTATCTACTTCGTAATAATCTTCATGCCATAGTACTATATCCCCTACTTCAGGTACAGTATTTGCATCTACTAAATCTTGTCTAGTAAAAGCAAAAGAAGCATCTCTACCTAAATCAGGACCAAATTCATCAACATTTATTACTTGATCTCCTCTTGTAATAAGACAATTTAGTTTTACTGGGTCTAGGTATACTTTATCGGTGGCTTCTCCGTATAAATTTGCTTGAGTATCGGTTAAAGATAGTTTGTAGTAGCCAATTTCTTGCTCTACTATATGTTGAAGTATTTCTCTACTAATGTGAGTTGAGAGAACATTAAAATCTTTTTGGCTGCCGAATAGCATATGTTATTTTTTCTTTTCAATTGTTTTATCTGCAACTTCTACCTTTTTTACTTCTGGTATTCTTTGTATAGAAGTATTCTTAAATGATGCAAAGGCTTCACTAGCGGGTTTTGTTGTTAATAACTTTACTTTCATTATAGCAGTATTGTTATCGCTATTATGAGAAACCTGTCCTACAGTTAACACCCCAGGCATTGCCCTTAACATTTCTCCAATGTCCTGAACGGTTACGTCTTCACTGTGTCCTATTCTTACCATTGCTTGGTAAACTGAGAATTGTATTTCTGATATTAAGTCAAATATTTTCATTATCCTACGTAAACATGCATTGGCACCCCTTGCATTGCATCATTAATATATTTTGTTTGTGTTGCTGCTAATTCTAATTGATTAGTTAAAGAAGCTGTCTGCATCGTTGCTTTCATATCCTCTACTAAAAATACTTTTTCATCTCTTGCATCAGCTAATAAATCAGCAGCGTTCATAGTTACTTCCGAGCCAGGAACTGGTACTGTTTGGTACTTACCTCTTACATAAGCTAGCATTTCTTTACAAGTAGCGACAGCATACTTAAAAATCCACTGTCTACCTATATCGTTTATTGCTGAGTATTCTAAGAATGGTGCGTTTGCGTTCGATATATTTGTAGTTATACCTGTTGTAGAAGTCCCTCCACCTGATCCATTGACTGTACCACTGTTATTAGCAGTTGCTGCAAAGCTAACTGCATCGTTTACATATGCATCACTTTTATCTTCTAAACTATAATACTGTATTTTTAGTTTTCCTGCTGATTTTGGAACTGGAAATATTCTTAGTTTATTATTATTTATTTCAAAAGTATAAGCAGATCTTCTTATTTGATCATTAAATTCTATAGCCTGTATTTTCATCATATCGTAAGATGCAGGCATTAGTAGGAAATTTACTCCTGGAGAGAATGAACCAAAGTCAAATGCATCCATTAAAGATTGTATGCCTGTACCTGTACCTGCATATGGATCAAAGTATCTTAAAATTGCAGGTGGTGCTTCGTAAAATACTTTTCTTATTTCTATTCCTGTTCCTATTAGTGATTCTAAATCGTAATCCTGTTCTCCAGGTACTAAATCTATAAGAGCGCTAAGCATATCAACATCTCCTCCCACTCCTGCTTCCATGCCGTACTGTTTACTAAATGAAATAACACTTTGTAAACTTGGTTTATAGAGAGTCTGGTTAACGGAATTCCCTCCAGCACTTCCTCCAATTTGTTGATTAGACATATTTTCAGCAGCAATAAATTCGAGAACTTCTTTACTGTATGCTGCTACCGCTTCTTCAAAAGCAGTATAAAATTGTCTTTCGTTTAATTCTATATCTAATACAGGCCACCCTAGTTTTTCAGCACAATACCTTGCGACCTTAGGAGCATCTTCTTGGAATGCTAAATCGTCATCAAAAAATCCAAAAGGAGTAGATTCACCAGCTATAAAGTTGGTTGAACCGTCCCAAATTTCTATATCTGTGGTAGGGTGTGACATATTCTATTATCCTTCTTCTGTTAATGCTATAAAATAACCTAATGTGGAACTAAATCCATCATCTCCCGATCCTATCGATCTAGCTTTTATTGACCTTAGATCCCCATACTGAAAACTATTAAAGTCTTCATTTACATATTCTGAACTAAACATAAAGCTACCGCTTGGTGATAGTAGGTAGTGTTGAGTTGATGTAGAGCCTGATACTTGCAGATCAATATTATCATCTGATAGGTTAGTAATTCTTGCGTATTTTATGCTACTGGATACAAAAGTACCTGCTCCTGGTAGATTATCAACATTAATTACTTCAGTATCACGACCGGCAGGAATATTCATTATTCTATTATCAGCATAGCTGATGCTAGGAATTCTAATTTCAACATTAGTACCCCTTTCAACTCCTTCGAGTTTAACCCTTTCTCTTATAAAGTATGTGAAGTTAGCGTATTTAGGCATCTTAGTATAGTTTATTTATAAATAGCAATTAATCCCTGAAGGTTTTATATACTTCTAATATCGGTGCAACTATTTGATGTCTGTGGTTATATTCTAAAGAAGCTGTTTTAAATCCCTCTACATGTTCTTCTAATCTAGCAAGAAAAGAAAATCCTGTATCTCTTTTATTTTTGAGATCAATTTGAGCTAAATCACCGCAAATTACCATTTTAGAACCCTGTCCTAGTCTACCTATTACAGTTTCCATTTGTGAGTGAGTTACATTCTGTGCTTCATCTACTATAACAAAAGAATTTAAAAATGTTCTTCCTCTCATAAAGGCGAATGGCACTATTTCTATATTACCATTTTCCATTTCCTTTCGTACTTTAGCTTCATTATATAGCATGAATAGATTGTGATAGATTGGTGCTAACCAAGGGTCCATTTTCTCCCTTATATCACCTGGTAGAAAGCCTATATCTTCCTTAGCTACAGTTGGCCTAGTTATAATAACCTTTTCTACCTGTTTGGTAAATAACATATCTAATGCTACTTGTGTAGCTACTAGAGTTTTTCCGCTCCCGGCCATTCCTTTAAGAACGGTTATAGGTGCTTCTAATATCTTAGCTTTTGCTTGTTTTTGTTCTTCGTTAAGTTGTACGTTAAATTTAATTGGTCTCTTTGGTCTTCTTTTTTGGACGAATACATCGTCGGTATGGTGGTTTGAAGGCATATATAATAACGTTATTGTTCTTATATATAAATATCAGAAAAATATACTTAAGAAACAAAAAAAAAGAGGCCCGAAGGCCTCTCTTAATTTATTTGAAATCTAGATTAGACTATACTGTAGCTAAATCGCTAACGAAAATCTTACCGTAGAATTCTGGACGAATCATCTTCTTAGCATAACGAGTCATAATTCCTTTACGTGGTGTAAAGGTTACTGGATCGTATACTAGAGGAGTCATCATTAATGGTACATAAGGAGCATATACAGCACCAGTTTCCAAGAACTGAGAACCTCTATATCCTAATAGGATTGTGTTTTCAGTCATGTAAGGGTTTTTGTATACTTTATAACGACCATTTAATTGTCCTACTTTTTGTACACCAAATGCAAAGTCCATTTTGTCACCGTCAGTATTAGCAGCATATCCAGGAATAGATTCTAGGATAGTTGCAACTGTTGGAGAACATACTAAGAAGTTAGCACCACCTCTAAGAGTTTTTTGGTGAATCTTGTTAGATACTTTTTGGATTTTAGTTCCTAAAGTTTGGAACCACTGTCCTTGAGTATTGTA